GATACCCGCCGACCCCGATCGCCGTGATTACAGCCGTGATCGCCCAGCCCGCAGGCCCCATGGCGAGAAGTGCCCCACCAGCAGCCCGGGCCATCGACATGAGTGACCCAAGGCCGGAAGCAGCGGCGCCGGCACCAGCTTTGATGCCCTGAAGGCCCATCTTTCCGAGATTCTTTGCGAGGCCCCATCCGCCTCTCAATCCTTTGCCAGCAAAGCCCAGACCTGACTTCAAAGCGCTGCCCATCCTTCTTTTCACCGATTTCATTCCGAGCGACATATTTCTGCCGACGCCTTTCCAGTCGGTGTCCTTAAGCACATCCCAGGCTTTACCAGCGGCTTTGCGCCCGAGCCTATCCTTGCCAAATCCAAAGTCCCATGCTCTCTTAAGATTCATAAAACCAGCGCCAAGGGTAAAGAACCCGGACAGAGCCAGTTTCCCAATTGCCATGGCTGCGCTAAATGCAAATAGGGCACCAACGGTCTGCATGATGACCTTTGCCACGCCCTGATTGGCTTTCAGCCATTCTCCGAAGCCGTTCAAAATGGGTTTCAGCCAAACCATCATCTCTCTGAGTACGGGGATGAAAGCTTCACCGAAGGTGATCATGATGTCATTGAAGCCTCCAGAAATCTCTCCAAGCTCCTTCGCTGTCGAAGCACTCAGCTCCTTTTTGATCTTTTCCATATTCTGGGTTTCGTTCAGCGCTTGAATGAGCTGATCGACATTCTTTCCGCTCTTGGAAAATTCCTTCATAAGATCGGAAATGCCAAGACGAGTCTTTGAAAAGAACAGCTCCACGTACTTAAGCTTCTCTTCGAGAGGAAGTGTCTGGATCTGTGTTTTGATTTCGGATGTCAATTCATCAGCTGATTTGGTTCCACCAAGAGCCTTGGTGCGACTGATATTTAGGCGCTTTAAAGCTGCATCAACTCCCTTGCCATTGCCGACAAATTCCTCAGCTTTCATATCTTCAAGTTTGGGGGCCAGCTTGAGGCTACCGAATATTTTCTGCATCTGCGCTTCTGCAGCTGATCCCTTTAGACCCTTGAGAGAGCCTGCGATTGCCGCAGCTATACCACCGCCACTCATCGCGCGATTGAATTTGACCCCTAGACTGTCAGCAGCTGCCCGCAGATCAGCGTCCGGCATTTTAAGCAGGGACTTCGCGGTTGCATTGTAGGCTGGAGCAAGCTCCAGCGTTCTCTGGCTGAGCTTGAGTGAACCATCAGCCTGTGATCGGAATAGAATGGAAGCGGATGGCGCGTGCTCCTCACCGGCCAGGGCTTTCGATACAGCCGATCGTTTGGCCGATCCCACTCCCTTCATTGCCCGATTCATGTCGCCGATGATGTCCATCCAATCGCGCATGTTCCCAGCCGCATCTTTCGTGCTGATATGCATCTCTTCGAGGACCCGCCGTAGCTCCTTCGGCGGCTTTGCGAGACGCAGGAATATCGCACGCATTGCAGTACCAGCCATCGAGCCTTTGACGCCGCTATTGTGAAGGACTGATGATGCCGCGAGCGTCTGCTCAAGACTGGAACCCACGTCCACTGCAGAAGCCGCGACGTATTTGAGCATTTCACCGAGAGACTCAAGGCTGGATGCCGATCCGGTATAAGCTGCAGTCAAGGCATCGCCGACTCTGGCCATTTGCGAGACGTCGATATTAAAACCCTGGAGCACTTCGCTCGTGATCTCAGCTGTGCGGGCGAGTGAGGTCATCGAGCTTTCCGCGAGAGCAAGCATGCTCGGCATGACAGCGATGATATCGTTTGTCCTGTAACCAGCCGTGGCCAACTCATTCTGGGCGTCAGCCACCTCTCTGGCCGTATAAATTGTCGAGGCTCCAAGGTCTCGGGCCTGCTCTTTGAGTCGCTTGAATTCCTGAGCATTCGCACCAGACATGGCTTTGACGCGGACCATCGCTTTTTCAAATTCAATCGCTTCGCGAAGAGGGGCTGTAAAAATGTAGCCGTATCCCAGCGTAAAAGCGCTATGGCCAAGGGCTTCGGATCGAAGCTCGCTTGCACGATCGGACATCCTTCGGGCCGACTTTGCTGTGGATAGGGACGTCGATTGCCGCGCTATCGTGGAGTTGAGCTTTTCCTCAGCTGCTGTGACATTCTTGACATCGACGCCGGCTTTTTCGAGGGCAGTCTCGTACTGCTTCACACTCGCCGTAGCCTTGGTGATCTGGCTGTTCGTCGCTTCCACGGTGCTACTTAGATTTTTCTGCTCGCGGGCCAGGATCGAGGCTGTTCCCCCTGATTTCTCGGCGGCAGCCTGGTAGGTTTTCTGCGTTGCGACTGCTGCGGTCTGCTCCGCGCGAGCAGCAGCAATAGCCTTTTCCGCTGCCGCAACCCGCTGCTGCTGCGCCGCCAGCTCAGCTTTCTGGGAATCGCTCAGCTCGCCGGACATGGACCTGCGCATGCGTGAGAGCTCGCCCGTGAGTTTTCTATGCTCGGCTGTGGCGGTCTGGACCGCCGCAGTTGCTGATCGGGACCGGGCCTCATAGACGCTAAGGCCATTGGCGGCATCCAGGGCCCTCTGCTTTTCCAGATCGAGCGAGCGGGTTAGGCGTTCAACTTCGCGATGAGTCGTAGCTTTTGCTGCTGCCGCCAGTTTTGCCTCATCACGAAGCCTTGCCAGTGCTGCCCGCTGCTCGGCGGTCGGTGCCGCCAGCTTTTCCATGGCGATCCGCTCGCGGTCGTACTCAGCACGCAGCTGCGAATGTCTTTCCGTGGCTGACTTTGCCACATCCTGGGCTCTGGTTAGGGAAGCCTCCTGCTCACGGATCCGCGCATTCAATTTTTCAACGGACTGCCGCTTTTTCTCCAGAGCCCGCGCTGCCATGGAGGCTTCCTGGCCTGCCGCACGTAGTGCATTCCTGGAGCCGTCCGCAGCTGCCTTGAGCTTCTGCAGCGCTTCCACCTGTGCTGCCGTAGGCTGGGCAGCCTGCTGCAGAGTAGCCTGAAGCCTGCGAAGATTTTCATTGAGAAGCTGATGCTCCTGCCGTGCGGCAGCAACCTTCTGCCTCGCTTGGTCGATGGCAGCTGTATGGGCCGCCTCAGCAGCAACAGCAGCCTTCAGCTTCGCATTGACCTCGTCCAGCTCCTTGCCTTTTTTGCCAAGCTCCGCGTTCAAAGCACTTACATTGTCCCGTGCCTTCTTCAGACCCTCAAGGTTTGCAGCTGAATTTTTGAGGTTACGAAGCGATTTGTTCAGATCCTTGATCTTCTCGTCAGCCGATGCAAACGTCGAATTGAACGCAGTATCGAAAGCTGCGCGGATCTTAACGCTGACCTGTCCCTTGCTCACACTGCCTCCCAGGAATCATCCTGCACAAAAGTCTGACCATCGCTCGTTCTTTGGACCGGAGCCTTGGAACCGGAACCGCTACCATTTTCATCTTCCGCCAGGGCTTCCAGCCACGTATCGAATTCCTCGTAAGCCATGTCCAGTGACTCGTAAGCGGTAAATCCATACCGCTCACGCATCACCGCAATGGCCCGCCTTAGAATCCGTGCACTTTCCTGACCGGACTGATGATCATCTTTTGCTGCCGCCTGGGCTTTTTTCCCTCGGTATCGATCCCCTTGCTTCGGGCATATGCGAGCATGATCTGCGCAACATGGTCTGCAATGAAGTCCATGTCATCAGCAGGAATCTCGCCGAAAGCCTCCTTTGGAAAGTCCTCACAAAAAGACATGAGAAAGGCCAGCTGCTGCTCCTCCTCGGTCTTCTTCGAGTTTTCAGCCATTGCGAGCTTGTGCTTTGTCTTGAAGTAGTCCGACAGCAACACTGTCTCGTATTTTTTTCCTCTGAACTCTACTGGTCTTGAAAGCCTATATTCCACGGGAGACTCCGGTTAAATTCACTGGGGTTATCTTAAGCTATCTTCAGGTTTGCTCTTGCTGCGGCATGTTGATCAAAGCCACCGATCAGCGAGATGCCAGACATCACGTCGATCGTGACCAGGGGAACAACGCCGCGCGTGAGAACCCAGCTGAGGACCGACATTTCAACAGTTTGCGTGGCCGCTTTCGGGTCTCCAGCTTTCCAGGTGCCCGCGTCGACGCCTTTCACCCAGCCCCGTAGAACGCAGGTCATGGATTCGTTGCCGCCATCGGCTGCTGCCATGTGACCGAAGATCGTGGCTGTGACAAAACCGGACAGGTTGATGCCTGCAGACACAAAGCCCTCGATTGTCTGCTCGCCGAATTTGAAAGTTGCCTCGAGCTTTTCCATGCCCGTTTCGATCTCAATCGGAGCAGCCATACCGGCTCCACGCCACTCCTCGGTCTTGAATTTAATCTTTGGCAGCATGACTTCCTCGCAGATTGCTGAGAAGTCAGACACGCCGAAAGTGATATTGAAGTTCTTTAGGTGCTTAGGAAGTTTCATTCTATGCGTCCCTCTTTATTTAACGCAGCACATCGCGACAGCGACGACTTTTGTTGTGGCATCCACATTCGGACCTGACCGCCAGGAGCAGAAGTGGGATTGAAAACCAACGGTGCCTTGCGGATAGGACTGCTTGAGCACAACGTCGTTCTTTCCTTCGACCTTGCAGCCACCCGACACGAAAAGAAAATTTGCTGGGCATGGCACGAAAAATCCAAAGGTCGAATTGGCTGAAATCGAAGCGCTGGACTGTGCAGTGCCGCAAACGCTGACAGGCGGCTTTCCGATCGGCCCGGCATCGCCCGTGGGGCCTTTCAGTCCGATCGCACCCGCATTGCCAGTTGCGCCTTTGGGACCAGTGGGACCGCTTACTCCACCGTCGCCGGTTGGACCCTTCAGACCTGTTGGTCCGGCAAGCCCGGTATCACCGACGATGCCCTTTCCACCAGCATCGCCTGTGGCTCCCTTCGCACCAACTGGACCCTGTGCTCCGGCATCACCTGCGAGTCCCTTTGCACCAGCGTTTCCGCTTGGTCCCGTGAGTCCATTGGGGCCTTGCGGACCTGTATCACCTCGCGGCCCCTGTGCCCCAGCATCGCCGCTTGCTCCTTGCAGACCTGTTGGTCCCTGCGGCCCAGTGTCGCCTGCAACACCTTTGGCTCCCGAGTCACCGGATTGACCTTTCGCACCGACTGGACCTGCCGGGCCAGTGTCTCCTTTGGGACCCTGAAGACCAGTGTCTCCCGTGGGTCCTGTTAAGCCGATGGGTCCCGAAACTCCAGCATTTCCCTGTGGACCCTTCGGTCCAGGATCGCCAGTTGCTCCTTTGAGTCCCACCGGACCCTGTGGTCCGACATCACCTTGCGGTCCTTTCGCACCTACGGGGACGCCCATCCAGTTGCCACTTTTATCAATGAGTTGCTTTTTTCCAACGTGAAGAGAATTCACGTTTACATCGACCGGCATATTCACTGAGCCATTGGCATTGCTCACAATCACCGACGGAGGACAATCCACTTTTGACAAGCAGTTGAGTACTGTCGGCTTTTTAATTCGCAGTGTCACGTCCTTGCCGCGATCACTGTTCATTATCTGCTCACTCGGCAAAGTGCTGGGGAGCAGTGGATTGGGGTTGTCCGAAAACACCTGGGCCACCGATGGCTCAGACGCTAAAAGCAGAAAAGCAGCTATGAAAATGATTCGACGCATAGTCAAAGACCTCTCAATCAATTGCAGCAGATTACGTTTACGGTTCCGCGTGATACGGATGTTCCCGCTGATTTCCAGCTGCAGGTATAGAGCATCTGGTTATTCACGAGTTGCGGAAAGCCTTGAACCAGCTGAACTGCAGCAACGTTTGTACTATCCAAACTGCAGCCACCGCTGATCAGTTTTTGACCCGCTGGACAAAATCCGTTGACGATCTTCTCGCCGACCGCAGGAATGTTGTCTGAGATATTGCTCACGGAGCACGAGAACGCTCCATCAGCACCCTGCGGCCCGGTGTCGCCCTTCGGACCCGTCAAGCCTTGGGGACCTGTATCTCCTTTCGGACCTGCGAGGCCTTGTGGGCCAGCGGGACCTGTGTCGCCCTTCGGACCAGTGAGACCTTGAGGACCAGCAGGACCGGTGTCACCCTTGGGACCGGCAGGCCCTGTATCACCCTTGGGACCAGTCAAACCTTGAGAACCGGCGGGGCCGGTGTCACCTTTGGGGCCAGTTGGTCCAGTATCGCCTTTCGCACCAGTCAAGCCTTGGGGACCAGTTGCACCGATTTCTCCTTTAGGACCGGCAGGACCTGTGTCGCCCTTCGGACCAGTGAGACCTTGAGGACCAGCAGGACCCGTGTCGCCCTTCGGACCTGTCGGCCCGGTGTCGCCTTTCGCGCCTGTGAGACCCTGCGGGCCGGTTGCACCAACATCACCTTTCGGTCCAGTTGGTCCAGTGTCACCCTTCGGTCCAGTAAAACCCTGTGGACCTGCAGGGCCTGTATCTCCCTTGAGGCCCTGAGGACCCGCATCGCCTTTCGCGCCCGTCAGACCTTGAGGACCTGTCGGTCCGATGTCTCCCTTGGGACCAACAAGATTTGCCTTGGGGCCGACCCATGCGCCTGTTGAATCAATCACGAGATTTTTTCCGACATATAAGGTCTTCACGTTTACGTCGACGGGCATGTTCACAGATCCCGTGGCGTTACTGACAATCACTGAGGCCGGACAGTTCTCCGGCTTTGTGCAATCGAGCGGCGCAACCCTATTGATACGCAGCGTCACATCACCCGTTCGCGAGTTATTCGCGATGTTATCTATGAGATATGAATTCTCAAAGACTGGGCTTTCGTTGTCTGAAAAGATAGGCGTGGTCTGCTGCGCGAGCAGTACCGGCGTCAAAATCAATGCAATTAGGCTCATAGTCCAAAAGGTCTTTCTCATGCTTAAGCTCCAATTTTCGTCAAATATTTATCTGTGATCGTTTCAGTAAAAAAGAGGGTCTCTGCGACTGGCGTCGGCGTGATCTCGTAGGCCCAGGACGCCTTGCCCGAGTTGATGTTTGCTGGGGTATTGGCTTCCTTGTCCGGATAGCATTTTCCGCCAGCAATTGCGCCTTCCCTCTTGAGGTTCTCGAGGAATGTATTCACCGACTCCGCGACGGTCTCGAAGTATGCGCCAGTGATTCCCTTGGCCACGGCCCAGCGATGGTTCGCCAGAATCGCTTCACGCACAGCGTCTCGAATCCTGACCTTCTGGATTTGATTCGTCTTAAGGTCGCTCGAATCACCAGAACCCCTCGCGCCCCAGAGCCGGAAACCGTCCTGGCGGACGATAGTCGCAATCTGCTTTCCATTGAGCACCTGACCTTTGGAAGTCCCGTCGCTCAGAGAAAACGAGATCGGCACCGAGGTCCCGAGGATATTGAACGCCTCCTGGTTTGAAGGGCTCTCCCAGAACCTGATTCGTGCCAGGATGCCTGCCGCGACTGAACTCATGGGGACCAGAACGGACGTGCTATTCGCCGAAATCTTCACTTCGGGGTAGAGAATGAGAACATTGGGGCCGCCGTTCGCCTTGACGAAATCGTCCAGGGCATTCTCTGCGCTGGGTCCATCAATAACAACAGTGGCTCCAAGCTTCCTGGAAACTTCCTTCAACTTTGCTGCGACTGGATTTGCGTCAGCCATAAATCACCTCAAGCTGTTTTTCTGTTTGTTGAATTCGTCACCGTGCCGTTGACCACTGGAGGGTTCGGGGCAACTGGCTGAGTAGATTCTTCGACCAACTTGGGAGCATCGGCCACCGTTTTGCCCAGCCCTGGCGCAAGAATGATCTTGGGCTTAAACCCGGTAATCGACTCGGCGTTCAAAAGAGCCTCGATAGCTGACTGGACATCAGCATCCGAGGAAGTTTTTGCTCGGGAAATGACAACAATGGCATCACCCTGGTCATAGATGACCTGCGTATTCAGATAGAGCGTCCCCTTCTCACCTGCCGCGCCGTCCGGTGCAATCGCTGCCAGCGCCTCCTTTTTCGTCAGAAAAACTGCAGGAGTTTCTGCCACCAGCGTCGACTGCGTGTGGGCAGTCCCAACGATTCCAATCGTCGATTGATTCGGCGAGCGAAACGCCCTTAGCTCGCCAGTACCTTCGACCACGACAATGCCGTGAACATAAAGATCAGCCATATCTCACCTCGAAATTTCCGTTATAGATTCGCTTAAGGATTCCCCGCGCCTGCACTGAAACAGCCAGCGCCGCGTGAATTGCTTTGATTTCCAGTTCTGTTGGGACGCGTCCTGGATCCACTTCAAAGGTGTTTTTTGTAAGCCGCTTGAAGGTGATCGAAGGAAATCCGACCCAGGCCAAAGCCATACGAATTGACTTTAGGGTGCCGCGCAGCCTGATAAAATCATTGGCCTGCCTGTCGATAAGCAGCGGATCGGTAGCAAACGGCAAAAGCGGCAGTATCCCGTACTCCCACAGGATCGCGCCTCGGACCACAGGATCGGGCGACGTCCGAATGCTTGAAATTGGCGACGTATCGAACGTCGGATACTGCTTCCTGATGGTTTCTTCGATCATACGGCCTCCGTCACAGTCAGCTCGATTTTCTGAATGATCGCGTACCGTTCGGGCGCAGGCGGGTTGATCGTAACCGGCGAAATCAGCTCAACACTGAGCACCCCCGGTTGGTGCAGTTCCTTGATTATCCAGCTGATCGAAGGCAGCCACCCGAGACGCCTTTGCGCCTCAAATGATTTGCGAAAGCTTTCCTCGATCGAAGCCTTATATGTGGCCTTGTAACCCGGCTGAAGCTTGATGGTCGCAGCAATCGAAAACGGCGTGTTCAGGGCCTGAATAAAGGCCACTTCGTCCAGCGCCGGCTTTACGGTTTCCTTCTGAAAGGCCGTGGTCAAAGCCTTGATGACAGGATCGTTCTGGGTCCTGTCGTCTGAATTGGTCATGACGTATATAAAAAGGCTGCCATCGACGTTTTTCACGTAGGCGTCCTTCACCTGGATGGTTTTTCCACCAACCAAGGCTTCGCCGTAAAGGAATGTGAGCGCCTTATACATGGCCTCGGTCCCGGCTGGGGACGCAAGATCCTTGGTCCCTCGCATCCTGTCGCGATAGGCTTCGTAGCTCTCGCCTTCACGAATTTTTCCCTTGAAAATGAAATCTATTTCATTGGAAAGCTTGACCAGCTGGGAATATGCGGCGAAGTTGATACGCTCGTTGCCCAGCACTTCGACCAAGGTCAGTTCGACAAATATGTGATAGAGCGGATCCGCTGCCGTTGGCGTCTCGAAATCTGAGTAAATTTTCTGGTAGGCTTCCGTGAAGCGGTCGAGCTTATTTTTGAGTTTTGCCTGAAAATCAGGCGTTTCAACTATTTTTGGCAGATCCAATTCTAAACTCCAACAGTCGTTCGCGTTGATCCAAGGGAAAGAGAAACCAGTAGCTCCTGGCCGTTGCGCTGATCAAACACAGCCTCCAGCCTGGAATCAGGGATCGTCTTTTCAATGCTGTCAGCCAGGTCACTCGTAAGCTCCAGGACCGACGCCTGGGTGATGGACCGATCCAAATATTTCAGGTGATTGGTCCCGTACCAGCGAAGCATGCGCTTCGTCCGCTTCGATGTAACCACAGCCCGTCTCACAGCCTGCTTCACGAAGGCATCGCCTTCGATAAACTTTCCGGTGCGCTCGTCCATGCCTCTCATGTGACTTTTCCACCTGTCACAGGACCACCGCTTGGCGTGCCTCCCGTGACGACAGCATTGGTCGTGATATGACTTATGATGACCTTTGCGACTTCCTCCCAAGCCTTCTTGGGGTCGCCGCTCGAGCCTGTGGCAGCTGCATATAAGGCATTTCCAAGCGCAGATTCAGTTCCAGCCAATGGCATGGTCAGCCTCCAAATGAATCGAGTTTTTGTGTTATTTGCGGCATATTCGTTGCTGCCGGCAGAAGCTTTTGAGGCCCCATCATGGTGACAGTTGTTGATGTTTCAACCTCTTTAAGGCCCTTTGAAACGAGGCCGATGACCTCATCGCCTGCAGCGTTCTTGATTGCAACCTTCTCAGCGTTGAATTCAATCCGCTTGCCTTTTGTCTGAATGATCAGCATGTCACCGCCGTCAATCGACAGCGTGTTCGTCTCCGAGTCGTAGGATACGGCCGTACCGTCTGGATACTTCCGAAGCCTTGTGGCTGGCTTATTTGATGGCGCTGGATTGTCGGTAGAATAGAGAGCAAATCCCACATACCCGCCCGTCAGCTCACCGCCTGGCGCAAAGACCATGACCTGCTCCCCCACTGCGGGAAAATCCCATTCGATGCTCTTCGCTGCGCGCTGCTGAAATACTGGAAGCCAGCCGCTGTCGAATGGCGGAATCCCTGCATCAGGGTCGCCTTCGCTGAACCTCACCTTGACCGCAATGATCCGTCCGGGCCTGATCATGTTATTGACCCTCCGAATGAGATCCTTGACAGCAATTTCCAGGTTCTCGATCGACATTCGCTTATTCCTTCACTTCCACTTCGTTTGGGGAAAACTCTGGCGGCATGACCATGGGCTTTTGGTAGAAAACGCAGTAGGTCATCGACAATGCTCCTATGCGCTGCTCGCCAATCATTTCGTGCCCAAAGTCGATATATTCAAGCCGCCACTCATCGACGAGATTCTCCAGCGTTTCACTCGACTCGATGGATCGCTCGACGGCACTTCGTATCTTTTGAAGGTCTGCCTCTGCATCCTCTCCCACATACATGACTGCATCGACTTCAAAGCGAACCTCGCGATTTTCGTGATATCGAAGCTTTTCAACCAGGTGATCCCTATGAAAATAGAGGTTCACAAATGGCAGCTCGTCCTTATTGACTTTCGTTACCCTGGCAAAGAACCGATTGAAGCCCGGCATGGCTTCGCTCAGGCATTTCGCAAACGCTGCGCGGATTTCAAGGAGCACCTAGAATCTCCTCTCGAAACCAGTGCCCTTGGCAAGATGCAGATCCAGCTCAGTGATACCGACCCCAGAAAGACGCGGGTTTTTCACTTCATAAGAGTCGCCCGTGGCGAGCCTAACGAGCTTTCTTTGTGTTAAATTCACGGCCATAAATTTAACATAGTCAACTGAGCCGCTATCGATCAGGAGGCGCGCTACCCTTGAGATCACGCCGGGCTCTCCGGCCTTCTCATCGAAATCGAACTCTGTAAAAATTCCTGATAGCGTGCCCCCCGGGTACGAAAAAACTTCTTCAAATTCCTCGATCATCGGGGGCTCCATGATTAGGCAACGGTTACAAGACACGCCGTGTTTGGATCGAACGTCGCCAGGATCGGTGCCGATTGCAAGAGTACCAGGCGCTGTGATGGCTCCTCGACTTCCCAGGACTTCAGGAAAACCCGCTGTGCTCTAAGACCCGCACTCAGGTCTCTGATTGCTCCGTAGAACTGAACGCCTTGGATGTCGCGGCAGAAAAAGAGCGCCTGGTTGGTGTCGATATAGTATCTGCCATCGTCCGACTTACCTTCGTAGGTCCAAAGGCGCATGTTCCCGAACCGGCCTTTATAGACCAGATTGTCGAAGGAAATCGTACCAGGAGTGACGTTGAGTTCCATATCCACGCCGCGCAGCTGCGTGCTCAGGTACTTCTGCACCTGCTCATTGTCCTCATAGAGGTCATAGGCGCTTGGATGCATGATGACATCGGTTGGGCGTTGCTGCGTTAGGTTGAGATCAGCCATTTCCCGGGCAATGCCTTCAAAGAACTGGCGCATGTTGAGGGTCTTGTTCGTCCAGGCTTTGTCGCCTGTCAGGCGTTTGGTAAGTGAAGCAGCCCGCTCATAGTTTACAATGGCATCGATGCCCTCGCCCTTGATCGTGAGCTTGCCTGTTTTCACTACTTCGGCGGCCATCAATTCCAGCCGGTTCCGCCAGCGTTGCTGAAGCCTTGTCGTATCGCGGGCCAGCAGCAGCTGGGATCTTTGGATTGGGGTGAGCTCGCCACCGAAGTCTTCCCCGGCCATCCTGACAAAGCCGCGATCGGGAGTGATCCCGGCCTTTTCCTTGATGTAGGCTGGTTTTAACGAATTGGTCCGATAGCCTTGCTCGCGGAACATCGGCGCTTCGACCAGGGGATGGACGAACGGCGCGATGCCGACCTTCTGCCCAGGAACTTCGTCAAAATAGATTTCCTCTTTTTCCGATTCGACCACTGTCGGGAAAAAGGTATCGAGAAAGAACTGAGGCCGCGGCACGATTCTTCGGATCAGCCGGTTGAGGTAGTATATGCCATAGATCGGTAAATCAGCCATTTTCAGTCCTCGCCTTTCTCAACAAAAATCATGCGCTGGGCGAGGTCCTCATAAAGACCGTCGACCGTATATCCCTTGCCGACCTTCAGCGCGATGCCAAGGAAGGCACCTGTACGGAAAACCGGCGCAAATTTATCGCTGTCCGTTGCATCCACATCAATCTGCAGGACACAGACAGGCTTTTCGCTGCCATCAGCGACTGCCGTGGTACCGTCAGCTACAGTCTTCGAGCAAAGAACGAATTTTCCATTGGCAGTCTTACGACCCAGGATGGAGCCACGTTTCAGATTTTGACCGGATTCGAGCACCACGGATCCACGATAAACGGGGAAACCGCCACGAGGCAGAAAATCCGGCTCATAGGTGGCGACATTGCGATAGGATGGATCAATCATGCTGTCCTCCGAACCTTGATGCCGTCGACTTTTTCCGCGATAGCGAGGATTGCATCCTGCTCGGCATCGAGACCCTTCGCATCCTCCTTTGGAGGAACATCGAGGCCAGCGAATGTCTTATCAAACGCCTTTCTCGGATCTTCCTTGGTCTTGGGTGGATTGGTCTTTTCCTCGATAAGGATTTGAAGAGCCGCTTCCTTGATATCTGCCCCAGACTCGATGAGCTGAGTGCAGAATTCCTCCGACACTTTGCCTTCTGCGAGCTTTCGGATCGATTCCACTCGCTTTTTTTCGACAAGTGCAGACTTTTGAGCCTGCTCTGCACCCAGTTTCATGAAATGTGCGGCCACATCCGGGTATTTCCCGGCAATAAGCTCCGCTGTAATTGCTTCGTTCTCCACTTTCATGGCTCCATATTTTGAAATTACGTTTTCAAGCGTCGATACTTCGTCGATTATGCCCCGCTCCTGGGCAGCCTTGCCCACAAACACCGCGCCCTGTCCAAATTTCGCAAGTACTTCAGCTGGGCTGATTCCCCGATTCCGTGCGACTTTCGAGACAAAGACCTCGGCCAGCCCGTCGATCACGGATTGAATCTCTTTTTTTCCTTCGTCGGAGTCTGGTGCCGGGTTCTTGTTCGGTGATTGGCTGGAACGGAAAGTGATCACACCCGGCTCTTTATCCGTGCGGACAGCGGACTGCACCCCAATGCTTCCAAGGATCGCTGAGTCGGAGGCATAGATGCGATCCGAGGCGCTTGCGATCCAATATGCTGCAGACGCACCCGTGCCGCCCACATAGGAAACGATTGGCTTTTGGCCGCGCGCTTCATGGATGGCGTCCGAAAGCTCCGAGCAGCCGTTGGCATCGCCACCCGGGCTGTCGACATCGAGCACGATCGCTTTTACGTCGGGCGATGAGACCATCTCGTGGAGATCACGTCGGAGCATTTCATAGGAAGTAGCGCCACAAATCTCGGTCATGAGATTTGCGCGTTTGAATAGAGGACCACGGACCGGGATGATTCCCACCCCGCCCCGGATTGTAGCTCGCTCGGCTGATTTCATCCTGGTTCCTCGGATCTTCTCCAAGGCTGAGATGTCGTCCATGGATTGCCGTTCGACGATTTGAATCATCTCGCGCAGGGCCTCTTCAGTGATGGCCCATTGAGTATTCAGGATGGCATTTAAGGCGAATGACACGATTAACCCCGCAGTTAACACGAGGCAATCGTAGCTACGAATTTTTCAATAGTGAAGCTTTCCGCTGTTTCTGGCCAGAAACAAGGTCAATGTCGGAATTTTCTTGCGGTTTAAAAATTGTTGTATATTATTCGCAAAATCAAACGAAAAAATGACGTGCGATCTAAAAAAACCAAAGCCTTCAAAGATACATCGAGAGCATGGGCTAGATTTTAATAGACTCGCAGACAAGTCCAATCACTGCCCCACAGTTTAGTATGACTCAGGCGGCTTTTACTTTGGTCCTGAGGGTTCTGATATGCGTGACTATCTGATTCGAATATTCAGCAAACTTACTTTTAGCTCCCAAAGAAATTTCATCAGTTACCTTTTCTCCTTTTTTTGCCCTACGAATGATGTCCGCAGCTTCTTTATGGAACGAGGCATGAGCAGCTTTAAGCATTCCATACTCGTTGTTTGCTGAGTATGATGCACCTTCTCCATGGATCCATTTTCCCAGTACACATTGATCGTCTTTGCATACCACATCGGGATCTAATGAGTTGTCTGGATTTCTGATGTAACTTGAGAGCTTCATTTTCCAGGCAGCGTGAGCATTGATCGCATCATCAAAATTCATGTATTTCCTCCAGATAGGCCTTTCTGTATCAGGCAGTCGGAAAAAAAAGCCTTCGCCTTGAATTGTTTTTGTAAACCTACAGTATCATTAATTTATTGTTCTGACAAAGGGTTGAGATTGTATCAGTGGCGATTCGAGCAGGGACTAACACTTGGCAATATTTCAGTTGGATGGACTGGCAAGTGAGATCGCCCGCGAAAGAAATCCGCACTGCTTCGTCATAAGCAGAAAAAACAAGCTATATATTCCTATTTTGCAAAAGTGAAATCTGGTATGTTCAATGAACAAATCTGCTGAAAATAGTTATTGCTGACTATTGATTGAAAAAAATTTCACATTTTTGGAGAAGATTTTTATGACTAGTCACAAAATTCTATTCGTAGACGATGATATTCACATACTGGAAACCATTGGAGAACTACTGGCATCTTTTGGATTCGACACCATGAAAGTATGTAATGCTGAATCGGCCATTGAAATCTTGAAAGGTATAAAAGTCGATGCTGTGCTGACAGACCTCATAATGCCAGGAATGAGCGGACTAAGTTTCGCAAATAGCGTCGCTGAAAGCCAACCCGGCATCCCGATTGTGATTTACACTGGGGCGGATATCGGCAATTTCCAAGTTTCCCTCTCAAACATACATTCTGTACTAAAAAAGCCGGTTTCTCCACCGATCCTCATCCAAACATTGCAAAGAGCGATCTCTGAATCGAGATCATCCAGCAATAAATACAAATTGGAGACATCAAAACCAATATCAGGCAAATCTTAACCGCGTTTTTGCCTCAGATATTATTTTTTTGACGTTCCTTAAAGACGTCATTCACCACACCTGTTTCAACCCGTAGAAATATTGATTTCAAGACATAGAGGACTCTCACTATGAAATCCAAGCTGAACGATCGCTCTACAAATGGAACCGGCCCTTCGTTCACAACTGTCTGCGAGTACAAAAGAGCCAGCGAATGATTCGGTCTTCTTTCCTAATTTTCTCGACTTTTATCGCCAGGGTTTATATTGTTTGCGAAGAATGTTTCTTCCTCTTCATACTCCCTTTTGTGCTTGTCATAGTCCCGGCCCTGGCTCTCGATAATCGAGCGCCGGGTACGCAGGCCCGCTTCCACTTCCACCTGGTTCGCCTTGGCTTCTTTGAGCGGATCAATCGATTCCATTTCAGTTCCTGTCCATGATGTTTGAAGATATGCCTGCCGCTTAAGGGGATCGTCGAAGAATCCCGGCGCTTCCAGCAGCCCGTCCCGAATCGCGTCGGTGATAACCCATTCCCACACCGGCTGGCAGAAACCACTGCTGAACCAAGCGCGCTTGATTTTGAAAGCCTTCCACGCTTCGAGCAAGGCACCACGAGCAGCCGAATAGGACGACTGAAATCTCTGCGCCAGTACTTCCGGTGGCAGCCCAACGCCTATGCCGATTTGATTGGCAATAGCTGTGAAGAAAGCCTCAAAATTGCTGTTTGGACGCCCGGGAGCAGGCGACGATATCTTTTCCCCTGGCAGAAGTGGAACGAGCATTCCAGGCCCAAATTTGACCGTCTCACGCCTCTGTTCTGGGCGCATGCTTTCCGGCAGCGCCTGGTTCTGCCGTCCGATGATATCGCCGGTCTCAGATGTGATGAATGTGGCGTAGAATGCACTGATAACCGCGGCCATGATCTCGGCCTCAGTGTAGCGGCTGATCTGCTTGAATTTCGCCACCACGGGCGCAAGCAGCGGCTCACCTCTGGTCTGCCCGGGCAGCCTCTGAATGAACACATGCAGGACCGCCTGAACGCCTTCTTCATCGAAACGGGGCGCCCGCACCGTATCTGTGCCCAGCAAAAAGCTGCTGTCAGCTTTCGCCAGATGATAAGCGACCGGCATCCCGGTACTGTCGAGTTCCACCCCTTGGCGTATATCGGTGCTTAGATCTGTCATGATGGTTGGATCCATGAGCCGCGAGCCGTCCACCACCTGCAGGCTGGTCGGAAGGATTCCCAGCGGACGGTCACGATATCGCCGAACGACCACGCAGTCGCCATCCAGCAGCACCGAGCGGAAGACCTGCGCCTGTAGGGCCGCGAAAGAACATCTCCCATGAAAATCCGCGTGATCGCGCTGCATGTGAAGCTCGAAAATTTTCTCAGCCCGTCGCTCGAAATCCCTGGCAGTCGCCTCCGGGATGCCGATCAGCTCGTGATCGATCCGCGCCTGCGGACGTAATCCGTCCGCGACGACGTTTGTCACGAAGTTTTCGATGGCACCCCTGGCCAGACTCTCGTTGCGGTCGAGATCCCTCGATTGATCGCGCAGAGTTCCAAGCGATGATAGCAGCGCGTCATCGGCTGAAGTCGAAGACGGGAACCACTCCTGGGTCGCACGGTTCTCTGGAGAAGTCGATCGATAGGGTGAGTCCACGCGCATCGTCCCTGTGAAAACAGCCTTAAACCTTGACCAGACCGACTGTTCCTTGAGATCAAGTTGGAATCGCATGAATTATCCCTCCCCCATTCTGGCGACGAATCGCAGTTTTCAGCTGATTTTCACGGCGATACAGCTCCCGCAGATCCGCCCGCGTCACGCGACGACGGTTCTGGTTCACCTCAATATCGACCTCCTGGCCGCCAGACTCGATTGCCATAATGGCCCGTTGTACTGATTCAAGCTGCTGCTCAAGCGTTGGCACGTCTCGACTCCTTTTCCAAATAGTCTGCAAGTTGATCGATGTCTGTTCCGAGCCAGTAGAATGCGGCAAGCGCGTAGCGGTAGCAGTCGAACGCGTGATCGGGCGTACCCTGCGTGGTCTCGTAGACTGTCCTCCACTCCCCGTTGACGGCCTTGTGACGAGCCTTCGGCGCGATGAGCTGATAGAAGAAATGCCGGGTTTCCTTGTCATCCCAAAGCCATTTGGGAAAGTGACAGAACCCAGGCCCATACGGGGATTCCACCTTTCCATCCTCGAACTGTTTCACGAGAGCCACACTCTGAGCGAGCCCCGAGAATGTCCGGGACTTGGTGGTGTTGGAGCCGACCGGGAACACCTTCACGCCAAATTCGTTATTGAGAGTCTGGCGCCCGATGACCGGCGTGGCATCGCCAGGCATGCCCTTGATACAGATGAAATTCCGATGAAAGAGCGGGCCGACGTAGTCATGGACGGCCTGCGTGTTATGCCCGCCAGTGTCAAATGCAGCTGCTACGACTTCAAGCTCAAAGCCCAGCGGATGATGCCAGCGTCGATTGAGACGTTGCATGACGCGGTCCCAGGTCGATCGCTGGTTCGCGTCACCACTGACAACTCCATAGTCGAGTACCCAGTTTTCCTGGCCGCGGCCCCACCCACGAATGACAAAGTCGATGTGGGCAGGGTGGACATCGATGCCAGCAGTAATCAGGAAAATGCCAGGATTCAGAGCGTCTGCGGGGGAATCATCCAGAAGCTTTTCGACCCCCTTGATGTCGATCGTATCAGCAGGATCCTCCCAGGCTTCGGCCAGGACGTTGTTCATGAAAGCCTTTTTCTTCTGAATATCCTTCTGTGACTCTTCCCACTGGTTCCAGGCATCGTCCCAGGAAAAGAACTGCGGCGCCGCGTACAGCGCGCTCAGAATATAGCCTTTGACACGTCCGCCCGATTTATCCTCTGCGGTCGCAATCCACTTCCCGTTGCGAATCAGCCATACCTTGTCCACGTTTCGGTGCGAGTGCCCACAGCAAGGCGCGTGCCATTCACATTCACCGCTCTCAGTTTCTTTGGGGCCACGCATATGCTCCCACTCAATGAGTACGAATTCCCCGCAGCCTCTGCAGGGGACGTGATACTTCAGCTGCTGGGTATCTTCGACGTCCCGCGTAATGGGGCAGACACCCTTGATTGTGGGCGTGCTCAGGCGCAGAATTTTTCGGTTTTTCTGAAAGGTGCTGGTACATCCGAGAGCGATGGCCGAGGGATCGCCCTCGCCCTGGCAATCGGTGTCATATGCGGACTGCTCATCCAGCACCAGCCGGCGAACGGACTGCGAACGCAGCTCGGAGCTGGACTTCGCGGAGGCGATATTGATAAACCCTCCGGGAAAAGTCTTGATGTCCAGAGTGTCCTTTTCCTTCTGCCTGGCTTCTCCGATCTTGCCGAGCAAATCCTTGCAGCGCCGCAGGATTGGGGCTAGCTTCTGCTTACTGAACTTTTGCTTCGAGTCACGCGTTGGGAAAACGACCATGGCTGGCCCAGGCGATACCGCAGCACCCCATAGCATCCAGGCCGTTGAAAGCACAGTTAGACCCAGCTGTCGGCCTTTCCGAATGCGGACTTCCTCGACTCCGCTGTCGTCCTCGAGGTCGCGCAGGATATCGACCATGTACCACGTATCTTCAAAACTGATGGGACCCGGACGCGGTGTATCCTCGGGCAAAATGAGATTTTTTTCGCAGTATTCCTTGATTCCGACTCGCGGCGTTGGTTTGAGCCCTGCCTGCAGGAAAGGCATAATTCTACCAAGCGCCTTGTCGAGCGGGATTTTTTTATGCTTCAGCATCGTCCACTCCAGGCAAATCATCGGCAATCAGCTGCACAGCGTCCGACAGATTCTCTTTGATCCCGCTTATGTCCATTTCCGAAAGCGTCAACAGCAGCTGGGTATGCTGCTCCTGGAGGAGCTTAATGATGGCAGTGACATCGGCCTCGTCGAGACCGAAAGAGAGGAAAGTGAAGCGCATTTTCTCGGGGAGTTCCATGAGCCGATCGCGGAAAATTCGGGCAGCCATGAAAACTTCACTCTGCGCGAGCCCAATATCGACAACCTTTCCCGCACCCCGCAGTGCAGCCAGCTGTTCGTTGATCGCCTGGTAGTATTCAAAGGTCTGGCGACTTTCCGCGACCGATGGAAACGCACTCACGCCGATGGGATTGGCTGCTCCCGTGCGAACTTGTGAGTTGTCACGCCCGTTTTCCCATTCAAGGATTGCGCCATGAATTTCAAACAATCTGTGTTTCGGATTTTTTCGGACAACGGACTTGGAAAGCCGTCCGGAAGTAACGGCCTGACTGATTGCAGACCGTGTAACGCCGAGTATTTCGGCGAGTTCGGAGACAGTCGCGGTTTTTTTCACAATCGACCCTACGGTTGAACGATGACTGATTGCGGGGTTAATCGTGTCATTCGCTCAGGCTGTAGAAGTCCAGGGGTGCCAGTTAAGGCCAAATTCGCGCTATTCGCGTCGTTGGTGGCAATTCGTCAAGTTAGGTTAGGCCATACGCCATTATTGCAAAAAAGAGGGCGGTTGATCGTCAACCATCGGCCCCATGCGGCTTTGAAGGACCCAAAACGCTACACATCTTGCTGTATAAGGCTTTTCAGTCTTACGGTCCCTAAAACGCTTAAGAGCCAAAGGATTCAACTAACACACTCCACACAAAAACGAACAAGCAAGCTTTAAGCGGCAACATGCCTGCTAACGCTTACACTATCAACGACTGCACGCTTTCGCCTTACTTCGTTAAAACAAACTAAAGCCGCCAAAACATCGCTTTATGCGACTCGCAGCGGTGCGATTAATATTAGAGCATCGAACTTTTGATCTGGCAAGAGCTTGCTTACAGCATCCCCTCAGCACCACCATCACGCTGTATAGATACAGCGTGATTTGCGGCTTATTAGCCCGTAGGCAAAGCAGTATATATACTGCTTTGCAACCACCTACCGACCCTACCTTGGCTCATCCCAGTATTCGATGACGTTCGACATGCCGTAGGCTGGCGGCCATGACCTGACAAGACCCTTGTCTTTCGGAAGATAATCGCGTGCCTCATCAGCTGTCGCGAATGTCTTCGTGCCAGTCTCCATCCATCCTTGCTCGGGGTCTCTCTCGGTCACACGACTCAGCTGAAAGGTCCCATCCCTGTTCATTTCAAGTCTGTATGAGTGCCTCATTGATATCCCGAAAGCTCCAGCTGCATAAGCTTTTTGTGCTCAAGATCCGATATAACGCTTTTGAGTCTTGAACGCTCAAACTCGATTCTTTCCAGCTCAAGTTCACAGCGGACTATTTCTCCATCAATCGCTGAAATGCTTGATGCTTCCAAAGTCACATGCACAAGCTCAACCATGACGTCCCTTCCTATTCGCTTTTGTCGTTCCAATGCTCGGTCAGAAACTCGGCGATCTCCAGCGGAACTGGCTTGAATTGGACGCCTGTATTCATGTTTGGTCTGGCAAGCTGGGCATATCGAGGCATCGTCTCATTGCTGGATACCTGACCCAAGTACGATCGGCTATCGTACCGCTCTGTAACCAAAATGCGATCAGATGCGGCGAATCTTGAGCAAACAGCATCGAGAACCTGCTCGGCTGCATTTGTTATCGACATCCCTGGGTTATCAGATCTCTCAGTTACCACGCACATTATTTCGCTGGCGTTCCTCGAAATTGGCTTGGTCCGATAGCAAAGATCTGCAAGCGAACGTGTACCGTTCGAGTTGATCCATGTAATCTGAGTTTTCTTAAGATCGCTGTACTCAGCAATCACGCTTTGTTTCACGCTCTACCTCCTGGCGATAAAGCCTCTCAAAACACCGTAACGCGGCAAGCTGCCAATACGTCTGCATCGTGAAGTCGTCAAGACTTGGTGGATCATCCACCCAATAATCTCTGGTCGACTCCAGAAGACTGTCATACTCGGCTTCCGAGAGTCTGTCAGCGTCGGACACCAGAAGCTCCTTCTTGGCATCTGTCAGAAGACGCACCATGCTGGGCCTGGATTTCAGACCATACTTGGGCCTTTCCTTCTCTGACTTGATCGATTCTTCCAGCCACTTGCAAGCTTCACGTCGGGATCGCTCCTTGACCTCAAACTGCTGAGGCACGGACTGCATGAGGTAGCCCAGCGAGTCGATACTCTCAAGAAGCCATTTTAGATTTCTGTGATAGAACATCAGACAGCCAACATCACCTGATAGAGTCACAACACCTGGGGCGTAGGAAACCTGGAACCAATAAAACGATTCGTCCGGGTGCCGGACTTTGAAATATCCAGTGAGCGTGCCACGCTCGCTTTCCACGATTTTATGCTTCGATAGCCTCTCGTCCATGTGCGGATATGGGAACTCAGCCACTTAAAAATCCTTTCATTCTTCAAAGTAAATCATCCCTGCATTCCACCAACGCCCCACTGTGTTCAGCTCTTTTGTGGGATAGAAACTCTCATAGTTGCGACCAACTTTTCGCCTTTCTGGCTCAATCAGGCGATTGAGAGCCTTGCTAACAGCCACTTTGCTCAGGCCCGTTTTCTCGGCAATTTCAGTCAGGGACCAGCCACCTTGCTTGTATGCGTAGCTTTCCAGATCCCCAACCCATTCCCCGTAGGGACGACCACCGCTGCCCTCTCTGGGCCGATCTTTCGACAATCTTCCAATCAGCATCTTGACCTCAACAATCCCTTAAGATAGGCTTTCCCCACATTTTGTTATGTGGGGCCGCTTTATGAGCGGCCTTTTTTATTTCTCACGCCTCGAAAATATCGTCACTTCAATCTTAATCACTTTACAAAGTTAACGCGTTAACTTAGAAATGTATTTGTGTTCAGGAAATACCTGGACGGGCATGTGAGTAGCAAGCCTCACGCGGACCCTGATGGGCGGGGGAATCCGTTCTTTTTTATGCCCTGCTCTTGGACTCCCACGGTTTGCCCTGAAATTTGAGACTTCAGCCCGTTTGGCCTTCACTCAGATTGTGACTTGCCGCTTCGATGCGACATATGTACTCAAAATTTCCGGCTTTTCCCTCCCTTCCTAAGAATAGTTCTAAATTAACGCGTTAACTTTGTAAAGGGGAATTGCTTCCCCTTCCCTTTATTTTAGTTGATGGTTTTCCGTGCTTCTCTGACCACTACCTCGCGCAAGCGAGACCGGAGATGGTCCCGCAGGTCAACCACGTCCATGAATGGCTCTTCGCATTCATCCAGGGAATCGTCGGTTATGATGTCTTGCCGCTCCAAACATATCTGCAGAACTTCACGCACGGACAGCCTGCTACAAATCGAATTGCAAACTTCCCACCGTTTGGACATAGGCACGCGCTTGCAATAGCTAAGCAGAGTTTCATAGGTCAGCATAGGCGTGCTCCTCCATTTTAACGAAACCCTGAGCAGCAATGTTCTGCAGCCAAGTTGTAAGGAAAGCATTCTGCTCTTTCTGCCTGCGTGGCCAGAAGCTTTTGCGGTCTTCTGTGTATACCGGAATCGCGTGCATGCCTGCGTGCTGAATGGAAAGCGCTTCAATCGTCCCGTCTTTTACTTCCAAAATCATTTCCGGGTCTACCATCAGATCCCCGTTGCAACTGTACCAATGAGCCATTGCAACAAGAATTCGACCGTTTCCTCGTTCGATGGCTTCGACGCTCAAAGGCATATAGCCAGAAGATTCCAGACGCGTGTATGACTTGATCTGTTCATAATTCCGAATACCAAGAATATTGGCAAATCGTTTGAAATTTCTCTCGTATACTGTCGTCATGATTGACCTCATGGGTAGTAGAAAACACCATCATCTGTTTCAAGATATCCAAGACTTTTCAGGTAGAATCCATAGGCGTCGGCATCAATGTAATCAGCCAAGTACGCGTTAAACTCTCCCATAACCCCGCTCGCAAGGTAAAGAATCGCCACTTCCGTGAGACCCATTCCCTCGTAGTAGACCACGCTATCAAACAGTTCCAGAGCCGAGGATAGCGTGCATTTTTTGTGCTGTATCAGGTAGAAAAGTCTTGCTGTATCAAAGTCCGAGAAGCCCTTCAGAATGCGGACCTGTTCATTCAAAGTGAAAATATCGCAATCTTCGTGGACCAGTCCCGTATCGTCATCGTCCCACATGCTTAGCACAACTTCGCCCGTGCTTTTGGCTCGAATCTCTTTCATTGCTCGGGCCAACTCTGTGCTGGTTGTGGGCAAAACAATCCATCTATCGAGCATAAAGCCAAGGTTTGCGGCTTCCCGGTTTGCTATACAGACCCGCATAATTCCTCCGTTTAGTGCAAAGCTACAGCGAAGAGATCGCCGTCCTGCTCAAGACGCCATCTGACACCATTCTTGTCAATATACACTGCGTGCTGCATCACTTCGTCCCAGGCTTCCCAATAGTCGGGCGTATCTGCATCTCGAAGCGCCAAGTAATCATTCGTATCAAGGCCCCAGCTGGGCAGGTCGAAAATATCAAAGAATGTTGCTGGTAAGTTGGTACCCCAGAATCCATCAATCAAAAGTACGCGGTCCATAAAAAAACTCCATTTTGTTAGTGGGTAGGGCTTGCTTGCCCGACATCAACATTTATAAGTTAACGCGTTAACTTTGTAAATTGGTTTAAACCTGTTTTTGTTGAGATAATGTTAACTAATTTAATCTTTTCAAAGTTAACGCGTTAGGTTAGAATTATATCAGTAATTGAGAGGAGGGACCTGACCATGAGCTACTAATCTATGCCGCTGAGACGGCATCAGCCATCTGAGTAAAGACCCGATGCGGTTGAATGCTCAAAAATAAGGGAAAACCGTGGCGGTCCGAGCGCCACAAAAGAAAAAGAACGGATTCCCCCGCCCATTAGGGTCCGCGTGAGACTTGCTACTCACATGCCCGTCCAGGTATTTCCTGAACACAAATACATTTCTAAGTTAACGCGTTAACTTTGTAAAGGTGAATTTTATAGGAAAATAGCGAGGAATAGCGGCGAATAGCGCCGCTATATTGATCAGACTTTTTCGCCCCACATCAGGCTGCGGAACGCCTCGCGGACCTGGGCCGGTACCACGCCGTTGCCCAAGGCTTTAAAGCGGTCCATCCGGTGGGCACACCCATGAGCCACTCGACGAATTCCACATTCAGAAGCCCACCCACCGAATCGCTCAAAGGCGGTGTGTTGCGATTCTGACCCGAGTGGCCAGGCTTCCGATAGTCCCGTGTAACCGGCGTCGGCCAGAGGTTGTGCCTCGCCATCTGGTGTAGCGATGGACGCCGCGTTGCCGACTGCCCGGACGATCGGTTGCTCCCTGAATGCGCGGCCATTGGCGTGGGCAGCAAGCAGGAACCATCGGTTTCGGATGTGCGGCGCACCGACTTCTTGAGCCGATAGCATACGCCACCTGCAATCATACCCTCGGCTGGCAAGTTCTGTGAGAACGCGGTCCAGGCCTCGGGTTCTGATAGCTGGCACATTCTCGAAGAAGAGGAAGCTCGGCTCGATTTCGTCGGCGAGACGCATGATCTCGAAAAAAAGACCGGAGCGCTTTCCCGCCAGGCCCGCGCCAGCTCCTGCGCAGCTGATGTCCTGACATGGAAAGCCGCCGTATATAATGTCGACAACTCCCCGCCAGGGCCGGCCATCGAGGGATCGGACATCGTCCCAGATGGGAGCATAGGGAATATCGCTATCTGCCATTCGCGATAATAGGACGGACTGAGGATATCGCTCGATCTCACAATAGAGCACTGGTCTGACCCAGGGAGCGAGAGCGATTGAGATGCCTCCGTAACCGCTAAAGAGATCCAGGCCATTGATCATTCCCCCACTCCGATAGCGAAAACATTCCCGAGAACCTTGGCTTTAAGCCGATATTTTTCAGCAATGCGCTCCACAATCTTCCCGCAGAAATGGGGCTCGATCTCGACACCAAGCGCCACCCGTCCGGTCTCCTGTGCGGCCGCGAAGATCACCCCAGACCCTGCAAAGGGGTCGTAAACGACGTCGCCGGCATCGGTATGATTGAGAATCGGACGCGTATAAAGGTCGATCGGCTTCTGCGTGGGATGGATCCTTTCGGAAGGCTTGGGGACCTCGGCCTGCCAGACAGTGGTCTGCCTCCGGTCTCCCTTCCAGTTTGCGGTTTCACCGAAGCGAACGCCGTAGATACAGCTTTCGTGCTGCCAGTGATAGGCAGAGCGGGAAAGCGCTGCGCGGTTCTTTGCCCAGATGATGAGCTGCCGCGGCTCGTAGTCGCCGTCGCGTGCCGCCTGGAGAGCCACATCAGTGGCAGTCGCGGCGTGCCAGATATAGGCGATCTTGGCTTGTGAGAGATAGAATGCCCGGGACCATGATGCCCGGTGGTCATTTCGGATCCTAAGATCCTCCAGGGTGTTCCCCTTGGCAATCGTGGTCGACGGTTCCTTGCGGTCCCTGACCTTGAAATTCACGCCGTAAGGCGGATCCGTAATCATGAGGGTGGGCAGCTGCTCGCCGAAGAGCGGCGCGAGCATCGCCCGTTCTGAGCTGTCGCCGCACAAGAGCCTATGCTGGCCAATTTGAATGAGATCCCCAAAAACAATTTTCATCAAGCAGCCTCCTGAAAAAGCTCAGGACACTAACCGGAACCAACTAATGTCATTGACACTAGCTTGATCGCACTGGAGAATGTCCTAAGCAGCTTGGGAGAGGCTGCGAGTCAAGGGATCGCCGCGAGGCGGTCCCTTTTTGATTTTCATCTACGGTCGGAGCCTGACAATATACCTGACAGCTTCAACCAGGATGATCAAAAGCCAGACTAAGATAAGGGTGCGCACAACTTCAAAATCAAGCAAAGTCCAATTCCCCATTCAAAAATCAGACAGCACCTGACGCCAGTCATCCTCCAAGTGCTCGCTGTGAAGCTTAACAGAAGCGCCGTACCAGCCGTTGCTCTGGTTGCGATAATCCATGATGAAGTCGCCAATATCAGTCACAAGCCTTAAGCCGTACTTTTTCTCGACCTTATAATCGCTCAAGGCATTGGGAGGAAAATCCAGCTCTTCCAGGGATAGGATCTTCCGCCCCAGGAGATTATTCACTCCTTCCATGTGCTCAACCCAGCTCGTGCTGCAGCATCCAGCTTCGATTTCAGCGAAAACTTCCCCGCTATCGAGAACGAACTTCAGGAGATTCTTTTCCGCATTGACATAGACCTCCTCACAGAGAGCACCCACAAATATATGCTCCAGCAACTCTGTGCCCCAGAAAAAGTCCTCAGTCCAGGCTTTGGCGAGAACGTCGACATATCTCTTCTTCTCTAGCATCTCGGCTCAACTCCTGAAATAGGATCCGGGCTTTTCCCGCACATAGTCGTCGGGATCGTCCTCGTTGAAGTAAATGTCGAAGTAATCGTCCACCGTATCGTCGATCTTCTCTGAAAAATGCCAGAGCGGTTTGGTGTTCTTGATGTCTCTCAGCAGATAGAGGACACGGAAGAACTTGCCATTATTGGTCCGCTGGAAGATACCCACCAACGGATAAGGCTTATAGGAAGCCTTCTTCGAGAAATCGAACTTGAACACATCGCTTCGACCGCGCAGGGCATTCGGCAGTAGGTTTCGCGGTATCCTGGCCTTCGGCGATGGCCTGGCCGCCGAAGGAATTGCAACATGGCCGTCCGGCTTATACGTCTCACCCTCTTCCTGCTTGACCATCCAACGGTCCAGCGAGTAAACGCGGGCTTCCATGGAATCCCGATCGGCACTGTCGAACCGAATCCCCTTGCCCACCCAGCCGCCGCGCAGGGTGAACTTTTCGGGAAGGTCGGCTTTCACCTGTTCAACAGCTTTCCGCGCAGTCTTGTTCAGGGCAAACACAGTTTTCGAGATCACCTCGCGCTGCAGCTGCAGGCCCCAGTGTCCCTTAAGATCCGGGCTTTCCTCGATCTCGATAGTCAGCATGCAACGAGCGTCCTGATCTGCTTCTCAGCTCTCTCCTGTACAAACGATTCCAGAATTTCGTCCCAATTGGAGACGCCGAGGCTCTGGAGCAGGACCCGAAGCGCAAAGGGGACAGGCTCGCGCCGGCCTGCTTCGATGTTGGCAATATAGGTCCTCGAATACCCGGACCACTTAGCCAGATCTTCCCGCGAAGCTCCGTTCATTATCCGAAAGAGTTTCAAACGCTCGCCGACGTGCATGAAATACCTCAAAAAATAGCTCTAATCTTCTCAAAGCTCAGAAGTACCAACCCGCAGAATGCTAAAACCGATACCAAGGCCCAAATGAATCGCCCAATTTGGTCCCTGGCAGCACCAGCCATGGAAATGGCTTCCGGCTTGGTACTGATAAGGACATTGGAAAGCAATTTTGTCTTGAGATCACTGTTCAAGCGACAAACCTTTCACGCACATATTGCAACATCGATCAGTCTGGTTTCCCAGCCAAGACCAAATATACCATATGTTTCCTGCTTTTTGTAAAGCTTTAATCTCTCTACAAGAAACGCTTTGAGAACGCGACGCGGCGAGTATTTCTTGGATGCTGCGATTGTATTCGGACCAACAATTCCGTCAACATCAAGTCCTGCACCGAGAGTATTCAACGCTCGCTGCAGCAGCTCCACCGCCTTCTTCGGGC